ACGGTTTCAAAAGAAATGGAAGAAAGTTATCCGCACGGTTAAAAATCGAGATAAATAATTATACGAGTTGTGCCCTTCCACAACTAAAACAAAACTAGGAGTCAATACGTTGTCCGATAAAAACTATTACTATTCAGAGATCTTTAACTCTATTCAGGGTGAAGGTCAATATACAGGTGTACCTACTGCCTGGTTAAGATTCTTCCTATGTAATTTACAATGCAATGGCTTTGGTCAGAAAGAACCGACTAAGCCTGAAACGTATGAGCTCCCATATCAAGAACTAGATGTAAGTCAATATAAGACTATGGATGAACTTCCTGTTTTTGAGTTTGGGTGCGATTCGTCCTATTCATGGGCTAAGAAATTCAAAGGTCTTAATAATCAAGGAACCCCTAAAGAGATTGCGGATAAGATTCGTCAATGTATGGTAGGTCCTTGGAACCCTCAAGGTAAATTTAACTTTAATAATTCTGAACGTCATATGTGCTTTACTGGCGGTGAGCCTCTGATGAAGCATGGGCAAGAGTGTTCTGTAGATATTATGAAAGTATATGAAGAGGAACGTGATCTACCTAAGTTTGTTACTTACGAGACTAATGGTACTCAAAAGCTTCATGATAAGTTTTTACAATATTATGCTGAGTATAGAGATGTATGGGGTGGTGAATTATTCCTTTCTGTAAGTCCTAAGCTATGGTCTGTTGCTGGTGAAGAAGCTAAACGTGCTATTAAGCCGGAAGTAGTTGCCTCTTATCAAAAAGTATGTCATAATGGGCAATTGAAGTTCGTTATTAACGGTACTGATGAGTCGTGGTCTGAACTTGATAATGTTATTGCTGAGTTTAGATATCATGGTGTCGATTGGCCTATTTGGATTATGCCAGCTGGAGCAACTGTCGAAGGGCAGAAGATATGCGATGCTGATGTAGCTACCGAGGCATTTAATCGTGGTTATAATGTAAGTGCGAGAGTACATACTTATCTGTGGGGCAATAAAATTGGTGTTTAACTATGAAGTGTTAGATATTTTCAATAAAGAAGATATTAAACTTTTTAATAAAATATATGATGAGTGCACTAACGAGAGAGTGAAGCGATTACATAATCTCTTTTATGTAGATTATAGAAATATACCGTCTGATAAAGCTGGTGTTATTAAAGACAAGCTTGGTAAGCGCTTCAAGTTAAGTACTGATAGAAATTATTTTTTAAATTATACAGAAGGCTCATTTACTAGACGTCATGCGGATGTTGGTCAGCAGTCTCAGTGTACAGTTATTACTCTACTTGAGAAGTCAGATGATCTAATAGGTGGAGAGACGATTGTATATACAAAGCATTATAAGAAAGATAATTTTGAGTTTGATGTAAATAGATATAAGCGCTTGGATGACAAAGATGATGAGCAGGGTGCCGATATTGTCCCTCATGTAGTAAATTTAGAGGTTGGACAGTCAGTAGTATATGATGTAGAGATGCTGCATGAAGTTGCTGAGGTGCTTAAAGGTAATAGAAAGGTTTTAGTGAGTTGGTTAAAGTGAGGTTAAAATGGATTATACATTAAAAGATTTTGAAGAGGGTGTAGAACACATCTATAATAATATACAGGCTATTGGTCAGCCTTTTAATCGAGTAGTTGGAGTAACTAGGGGTGGCCTTTTCCTAGCGGCTAGACTATCATATAAATTGGATATTCCAATGACTGCTATGTCATGGTCTACCCGTGATAGTACTGAGAAGGAATCTGTTGCTTGGATTCCAGAGGATATTAATAGCGGTATGCGTATATTATTAGTTGATGATATTATTGATAGTGGTATTACCGTTAAAGAGATTATTCAAGACTGGAGGGATAGTGTACCCGATGAATTGGATATGGAAAATTTAAGTGTTGCATGTTGTGTACTTAATACTGATCAAGACTATATGCCTGATTTCTGGCATAAGACTATTGAGCGCAGTAAAGATGACAGCTGGATTAATTTTTGTTGGGAGAAGAAGTAAGTATGGCATATTTAAGTACTAAACATTATGGGCATAATATTGGCCTATCATCTGTGTTCAGGCAGCCTAATGCTGATCATTCGCATTGTCATTTATTGCATGGTTATAGCTTGGCGTTTACCTTTACGTTTGGATGTAAAGAACTAGATAATAAAAACTGGGCTGTTGATTTTGGCGGTCTAAAAGAAATTAAAGCTTGGCTGGAAGATCATTTTGATCATAAAGTAGCCGTAGATAAAGATGACCCGCATATGGATAAGATGCGTGAGTTAGAAGAGATGGATATCGCTGAACTGCGAATCTTTGATGGAGTAGGCGCTGAGAAGTTTGCGTATCATGCATTTGTATTTGCTGATGAACTTATTAGGCGCAAGTCAAATAATCGATGCTGGGTCGAATCTGTTGAGTGTGCCGAGCATGGAGCTAATTCTGCAATTTATAAGAAGGAGAAATAAATGTCGAAGAATAATCCTGAACTAGGTAGAGAAGTAAATGAGTATCTCGACCTTAAAGGTATTAATACCCCTGTTACTAATCTTGTAGCTGAAGATCGTGAGGTAAAGATTGAGAAGATTGCTGATCTAACTAAGCAAATGTTAGAGGTACTTGGACTTGATCTACGTGATGATTCATTGGAAGAGACTCCTATGCGTGTCGCTAAGATGTATGTAGATGAGATCTTCTCTGGTCTGCGCTATGATACATTTCCTAAGTGTACTACTGTAGAGAATAAGTTCTGTAATGGTGATGAGTTTGTTCTTGAGAAGGATATTACTATGTATTCTGATTGTGAGCATCATCTACGACCTATTATCGGTAAGGCTCATATTGCATATATCCCTGGTGAAAAAGTTCTCGGACTATCTAAGCTGAATCGTATTACTCAATACTTCGCTCAGCGACCTCAAGTTCAAGAGAGATTGACTCAGCAGATTGCAGAAGCAATTGCGTTTATTACTGAATCGGATGACGTTATGGTTATCGTTGAAGCAGCTCATACGTGTGTATCTCAAAGAGGTATTAAAGATACTAACTCCTCAACTTCTACTGCTTGTTGTTTAGGTAAGTTTGGTGATCATAATTCAGTGCTTCGTAGAGAAGTTATTGGAAGTATTTAAATAAGGTTTATATTATGAGAGTAGCACATGAAGCGCCTTTATCGATTATTCGTAAAGTGCAGCAATATACAGATTATGATTATGCGTTAGTGCATTTATTTGAAGAGAGTTTTGATTACTATCAATTCTTTCAAGAGGCAGTTGACCGCGGCCGCTATGTGATTCTTGATAATAGTATCTTTGAGTTAGGTACTGCTTTTGATATGGATAACTTTGCTACCTATGTTGAAGAGCTTAAACCTAGTGCTTATATAGTTCCAGATGTATTAGAAGATTGTCAAGGTACTATTGATAATTTTAAAGAGTGGAATAGTAAATATAAGGACCTGCCTGGTAAGAAAATGGGTGTAGTTCAAGGTAAAGATTGGAATGAGATACAGAGATGTTATCAGTATATGAATCAGCATGCTGATATTATTGGTATCTCTTTTGACTATAGCTGGTATGAGTCTGAATATCCTGATGAACCAACTAAGTATCATTCTTGGATGAAAGGTCGTCAGCAATTATTAGCACAGATGTTAGAGGACGGTATTATTAATACCGGTAAACCTCATCACCTTCTAGGTGCTGGCCTCCCTCAAGAGTTTGCTTATTATAAGCATTGGTCATGGATTGATACTATTGATACTTCTAATCCTGTAGTGCATGGTATTAAAGGTATTAGGTATCAACGTCAGCCTGAGTATGATATTTACGGGCTAGATAATAAAGAGTCAGTAAAACTTTATACTATGATGGAGGAATCAGTTGCCAATGAAGAGGATATCTTCTATAATATAAACATGTTCAGGCACAATATAAGTGAGAGGTGATTATGTGGGTAGCGTTATTCTCTAACTCTGGTAATGAGTTAGCTAGTATATGTGAAAAGTTAGGTCGATGGCCTGATAAGGTATATCTGGATAAAGAGCGTACTGAAGTTAATCCTTGGATTAAGAATCAATGTGAAGTATTACCTCATGCAGATATTCTTGAGAGATTAAAAGAACTACCTGAAGATGCTATTGTTACCTTGCATGGATACTTAAGGATTATTAGTGGTGATAGTATTAGAAGTAACATGTATAATGTTCATCCTGGTGATATTATTAAGTATCCTGAACTTGTTGGTATTCACCCTCAACGTAAAGCTGTCGATTTAAACTTACCTACTACTGGAGTAGTTATTCATAAAGTTACTGATAAGTTAGATGGCGGTGATATTCAGCTGTTCTTTAGTCATGATATTGAAGAGGGTACAGACGAGAAAAAATTAATTGATGAACTCAGAATCTTATCTATTAAGATGTGGGTTATGTTACTAAAAGGTAAGTTATGAGAATTGGTATAACGGGTGCGCAGTCAGTAGGTAAAACTACTCTACTTAACGCATTGAGATCAGAACCTATGTTTAAAGGTTATAGTATCTGTGACGAGGTGACTCGTGAGATTAAGCAGATGGGTTTTGATATTAATGAGGCAGGGTCAGACTTGACTCAGCTTTTAATTATGCAAAAGCATATTGTTAATATTTTTATGAATAAAGATATGTTAACTGATAGGACGTCTCTTGACGGTCTAGTATATACTCTATATTTAAACCTGGCTCATAAAGTGAAACCAGAAACATTAGCTAAGGCTCGCAGTATATACGAAAAAACTATAACAGAATATGATTACGTTTTTTATATCAGACCTGAGTTTGATATAGTTGATGACGGTGTGCGTTCTACTGATCAGCAATTTAGAGATGATATCGTAAATATTTTTGAAGGACTAATATCTGAGATCCCTAGGAATGTACATGTATTGACTGGTTCAGTTAGGGATAGAGTAGAACAAGTATTAAAGACAGTAGGTGGTTAAAATGAATGATAATACAAATAAGTTAAATGAGATTGTTTCTGAGCATTTAGGTAAAGCAGGGGACGGTTCAATTGTTAAACCATATGTTACTCCTGATAAAGTAGATCCTAGTCTACTTGTACCTGTACCTCGAGTGCTTAATAGAGAGATATATGATATCGATGAAGATAGTCTACCGTTTGTAGGTTACGATACATGGAACTGTTATGAAGTTTCATTTCTTCTAGATAATGGATTCCCGATTAGTGGTGTAGTTAAGCTTGTATACCCTGCTGAGAGTGAATGTATTGTTGAGTCTAAGTCTCTTAAGCTATATCTTAACTCATTTAATATGGCTAAGTTCGGTGAATTTAAACATGCAGCAATCGGTAAAGTTCAAATAAAGATTTCTGATGATCTTAGTAAAGCATTAGATTGTAATGTGCAAGCATGCTTTCATTACTATACAGATAATGATTTACCTCAACCTGCTGTACTAGGTCACTTTGTACGATTAGAGAGTATTGTAAATGTAGAAGAGACATCGTTCGATCATTATAATGAAGATCCTAAAATCTTAGAGCGTGCACCTATGTTAGGGTTTATGCCGTTTCAGGTAACGTCTAATGCGCTTCGATCTAACTGTCGTGTTACTAATCAGCCGGATTGGGGTGATGTGTATATTCATATCGATGGGCCTGATTGTGTAACCCCTGAATCACTTATGCAGTATATTGTATCAATGCGTAAAGAGAATCATTTCCATGAAGAGATCTGTGAGTGTATCTATAAACGATTGCGTGATATCTTAGATGAAGAGACTGAGATTCTAGTTGCATGCTTATATACTCGTAGAGGCGGCATTGATATCAACCCGGTAAGAGCCAGTGATGATCATGTAATTGAAAAGATTACTCCTTACCTAATCGAAGAAACTATTCCACATCGTAAAACGGAGAGACAATAATGATTAATAAAGATCCAGGTAAGCGGCATTTTTATATTAGTATCGTAAAGAGTATTCTAAGGTTCGGAGCCTGTGGTTATCTTTACTTTGGTATGTATGAAGGCGCTGCCTTATTACTATTCTCAGCAGAAGTGTTAGGAGTGGCCGAGGAGATCTGATGAAAAATCGTTATGGTGATGAATATAGTTACGTCAAATATGATGACAACCTCTATCGTTTCAACATGGATGGAGAGGGTATGAAATATTCTCGATACGGAGGTAAAGAAGGTCAAGAAGAAATCGACCTTAACGACCTTGGTATGTTCGATCCAAGCGGTGGGCCATACGTTGCCATCGGAAGTAAAATCTACTGGGACGAGATCCACGAAGGTACTAAACAAGAACCTTTGACTGTGAAACGAATCATGTCCCGTGGTGCAGAAGGTTTATTTGTCGAGGTAGAGTGATGAGAGTTAGAATATTAAATGGTTGGGTAGTAGAGTTTAGTGATATTGACTTGAAGACTGCTTCAGACGAAGAGATGAAATTTATCGGCAGTACAGTCGTATCTAATCTCTGTGTTGTGATTAAAGGTCAAAAGCTAACTCCTGATGAGCAACTTAATATATGTAGTAAGATCGGTGATGTAGAGAGACACTTTAATACTGAGCAGAAAAAAGATATTCTTAAGGATGTATCTATTGCCGATGGTGTTTCCAGAGTGACTGGAGCGCTTAATGAAAGAGGTAAGCCTGGACTCTTTAATAGAACAGAAGATCTTGAATGGCATGTTAATGCAGCATTTAAAAATAAACGGCATCCTTTAGTATGGATTTACGCTGATAAAGGTGTAGAGGGTAGTCGTACTTCATGGCTTAATATGTCTAAGGTTTATTATAGCCTCGGTAGACATGAACGCTATAAGATGAAAGAGCTTAAGGTGCATGCTGGGTTCAAGACAGATAGAACTGATATTAATGTTGGCTATGATAGTACTCTTGATATACTAAGCAGACATAAAGAGCCTGATCCTGAATTGTTAGAGAACTTAAAAGAGAATATGAAGAATCCTCCTGTAGAGGATGTATCGTTTGAAGACTGGTCGAAGATATGGCCTGAACTTAAACCCTTTGATCTCTATTATAAAAATCCAGCAGGCGTAGAAGGATTATATTTCCCTTTCTATCAAGTCGCTGGTATTAAAGGATACTCTAAAGAAAAGTTTGAAGAGTTTAAAAGTTATATAATGGAGCTTGCCTTAAATGATGATAACATATATCATCATGATTGGGAGTTGGGAGATATTGTTCTTAGTGAGCAATGGCTAACTCTACATAAGAGGTGGGCGTTTGAAAACATGAATGACCGAGTAGTTCATAGAATTGCTCTAGATTATAGAAAGGTGATATAATAATGGAACTAGACCCTAACGTAAAGTTTGTAGTCGGTAAATACCTCGCGCGCGCTAGAGCAGGTAAAGTTAAGTATGGTACAGATACTGAGAGAGATGATCTTAAGTTCTGGGACTGGCTTAATCATTTACAAGAAGAGTTAATGGATGCAACTATCTATATTCAGCGTATGAAAGCTGATATAGAAGATCCAGAAAGATTAAACCCTCAGTTGGAGTTAGATTTAAATGAATTTGAGTGAAGCAAAGAAAGCATTACCTGATACTAATAAGAATGTATTGGCAGTGCTGTCTGGAGGACTAGACTCTTCTGTTATGACTATGATGCTTGTAGAGCGTTATGGTAGAGAGAAGGTTAGTGCTGTTAGTTATGATTATGGTCAGAAGCAGAGAGTAGAACTTGAGAAGGCTTTTGAACTATGTAATAAGTTAGGCATCAAGCATAAGATTCTTGACTTAAATATTCTAGGAGATATTGCTAAGCCTATGTCTGCTAATATCGGTGGTACGGATGTTGATATGCCTACTATTGAGGACGTGTTGGGTGACCCTCAACCTGTTACTTATGTACCTTTCCGTAATATGATTCTCTTATCTCTTACTATGTCATGTGCTGAAGCTGCTAATGCTTCCCATGTATTTACAGGTCTGCAAGTTCATGATGAGTATGGCTATTGGGATACTTCTCAGAAGTTTGTTGATAGTATGAATGCTGTTGCTAGTCAGAATAGAACTCATAAAGTAGAGATTGTTGCTCCTTTTAGTCATCTATCTAAAGCAGAAGAGATTAAAATTTGTTTGGAGATGGAAAAAGAACAGTTGCTATTTAGTACGCTTTCATGTTATAATCCAGATAATAAAGGATGGAGTTGTGGTGAATGCCCTACTTGTGCTGAGCGTATTGCTAACTTCGCTAAGGCAGGTATTGAAGATCCTATTCCATATCAAAAGCCTATTAACTGGCCAGAACTAATTACAGGGTACCTCGCTTAATGTGCGCAATATTTGGATCATATGATATTTCTAAGTTTAAAGAGCTTGCTGAACTAAACTCTTATAGAGGTCAGCATTCATATTCTATATCAGCATACATTCCAAAAAGTAAATCTATCACTCTTATTAATAAAGGGTATGGTAAATTTAAAATGCCGCCTATCGGCTTCTATCAAAAAGCATATTGGATTGGGCATATTCAAGCGCCTACGTCTGGTGAAAGAACTCTAGATACTATTCATCCTAGTCTAGAAGATAATTCCTGGCTATGGCATAATGGTATTATAAAAGAAGACTTTGTTAAAGAGATGCAAGGTATATATGGCAATCATAGTTGGGATACTCAACTTCTTAACTTATGGTTAAACGATCAGAAATCTCTAGATGAGGTGGATGGAACTTTTAGCTGCTTAAGGTTTAAAGATGGGTGCCTTGAGTTATTTCGTAATGAGATATCGCCAATGTTTGTTGACGGTGAGCTAAATATATCTAGCACTAAGTTTGCTAAATCCTCTAAATCGAAGGCGAATAAAGTTCTATCTATGAACTTTGATGATAATGTACTCGTGGACGGACCTTCGTTTACTACTAAAGAAAATCCCTATTATTTTGTGAATGGTGTATAATGAAAACTAATTTTGAACTTATTAAAGAATGGTCTGATGAACGTCTTATTACTCATCAAGCTCCTGACCGTAATGGCTTTGTCGCTATGATTGTCGAAGAGCTCGGTGAGTTTATTGAGGCTAAGACTGAAGAAGAACGCATTGATGCAATGGCAGATATTATTGTCTTCGCATACGGTGAGATAGCCAAGTATGGCTACGATGGTAATAAAGTTATGAGCGAGGTTATTAAAGAAATTAATTCTCGTGTCGGCGCTTATGATCCAGCTACTAAGAAGTGGCAAAAAGATAAATCGGCTGAGGCTCAGGCTAAGTGGTATACTGCTGACCTCGCAAGCTGTAAACTTGATAACAGTACAGGAGTTAAATAATGTTTGTTAATCCAAATCCATATACCAATGGTGTAGAAGAAGGCGGTGTGAAAGCTGTATCAGTTGAGGTTACTGCTGCTACAGTAAGAGGCTTCCAAGGTAATCCTCTCGTAAGTACAGAAGATAATTACATGAAGCGTGAAACCTATGAATTGCCTACGATGATCGATCCAGGCGATCCTAATAAAGAACGAGAGATCTGGCATATGTTTCCAGGCTCATATGAATTCACTAGTGATGTGTATGTTAATGTACCTGACGGTCATGTGGCGTATATCGTAGCTACTTCTGATTTGTTTGATGGTGGTGTAACTGTTGATTCATTAATCTTTGAGCCAGGATATAAAGGTCTTGTATCAGGTATTCTAAAAGTAGATGGAGGAGAGCTTTTCTTGCAAGCTGGTCAGCCTGTTGCTGAACTAGTAATGCAGAAAGTGGAAGGAGCTGCTTAATGGAACTACAAGTTAATATTGATAAGGTACGTGAAAAGAAGCTAATGATTGCTGCGCCTATGTATGGCGGTCAGTGTGCTGGTATGTTTACTAAGTCAACTAATGACCTATCTGCTCTATTTCGAGCTCATAATATTCCGCTTAAGTTTTACTATCTGTTCAATGAGAGTCTAATTACTCGTGCACGTAACTACTGTGCCGATGAATTTATGCGAAGTGATTGTACTCATCTTATGTTTATTGACTCCGATATCGGATTTAATGCTCAGGATGTATTAGCAATGCTTTCTATTATTGATGGTCATGAAGATCTCAATGATGGTAAAGCGTTTGATATTATGTGTGGTCCCTATCCTAAGAAATGTATTTCATGGGAGAAGATTAAGCAAGCTGTCGATATGGGAGCTGCTGATGATGATCCTAATGTACTTGAGAACTTTGTAGGTGATTATGTATTTAATCCTGCTAATGGTAAAAATACTATTAAGCTGGATAAACCTCAAGAAGTACTCGAAGGTGGTACTGGCTTTATGATGATTCGACGTGAGGTATTTGAGAAGTTTCAAGCGCAATATCCTCAGATGTTATATAAGCCTGATCATGTACGTACTAAAGAGTTTGATGGTTCACGTGAGATCATGGCTTATTTCGATGCACTTATTGATGATAAGTCTCAGAATCTAGTGCCTGAGATTACAGCCTTCTACGATAATAATCCTAATCCTACTAAGGAAGAGGTAATTGAGTTTCTTGCCAATAAGCGTGAAGGCATTGAAAGAGAGACATACTCTAATCGCTATCTATCTGAAGACTATATGTTCTGTCAGTGGGTACGTAATATGGGTATGAGTGTATGGTTATGTCCATGGATGAAGCTGCAGCATGTTGGCAGTTATATCTTTGGAGGTAGTCTGGCAGACTTGGCTGCAGTTGGAGCAACCGCTACCGCTGATCAGTCGCAAGTCAAGCGTAAATAATTGGAGTATATATTATGGAATTAAGTGAAGCAGCAGTAGGAGTATTGAAGAATTTCTCTCAGATTAATCCTTCAGTCCTATTCAAACCAGGCAATGAAGTCAGTACTATTTCGCCTCAGAAGACTGTCATTGCTACTGCTACAGTGGATGAGACGTTCCCTGTACAGGGAGGTATCTATGACCTCAATCGCTTCTTAGGTGTTGTATCTTTGTTTGAGACACCTGAGCTTTCTTTCTCTGAGCAACGTGTAACTATCAATGAAGGTAATAAAGCAATTAATTATACATTTGCTGAACCTGCTATGATTCTTACACCGCCAGAAAAGAAGATCGACTTTCCTGAACCAGAAGTGAAAGTAGAAATTACATGGGCTGAGATGCAGTCTGTGTTAAGAGCGGCTAGCGTAATGCAGCTGCCTGAAGTAAGTATCAATGGATCGGCCGGTAAGGTTAGTATCTCAGCTGAAGATAGTAAGAACCCAACAGCTGATACTTATAGTAGTGATGTGGGAGAAACTGATAACGATTTTAAATTCGTATTTAAAGTTGAGAATCTTAAGCTACTAAATTTGAACTATCTAGTTGAAGTGTCGAAAAAAGGTATTGCCCGGTTTACATCAGTTAATACTTATGGACCTAAACTAGAATATTTTATTGCAACTGAAGCTAATTCAAGCTATACTGGAGATTAAGATGACTACGGTTAAAATTAAACGCAATTGGGATATGTTCGACGATGACGAGAATGAACTGCCCACCATTGTACCAAGTGTGGTATTTAAAACGCGTGTGAGGGATAAGAACATCCCTGGGGATAATCCATTCCGATGGGAAGATGTTACAACGTTTGACTTGTTCGCAAACAAGCGTGTTGTACTATTCTCGCTCCCTGGTGCATTTACACCTACTTGTTCTACTATGCAATTGCCTGGCTTTGAAGATAACCATGCTGACTTTAAGAAGCTTGGTATCAAAGATATCTATTGTGTTTCTGTAAATGATTCCTTTGTTATGAATGCATGGGCAAAAGCACAGAAAATTAAAAAGGTAAAAATGATTCCTGATGGATCTGGGCGATTTACTCGTGCCATGGGAATGGCTGTGACGAAGAACAATCTTGGTTTTGGTGATCGCTCTTGGCGCTATGCTTGTGTAGTTAACAATGGTAAGATTGAGAAATGGTTTATTGAACCTAATCCTCAAGATGATGCACCAGATGATCCTTATGGTGAAACAGCACCTTTGAATATTCTTTCTTGGTTGAAAGAAAACTCATAAATCTTTTTTATATAATGTATGGAGTGAAATATGACGAGTATTCGTGATGAGTTTTTATGGGTAGAAAAGTATCGACCGACTAGGTTGGCTGAAACTATTCTACCCGATGAACTAAAAACTACCTTTAGTGAGTTTGTTACTAAAGGTAATATACCTAACCTGATCTTATCCGGAGGTCCGGGAGTAGGTAAGACTACAGTTGCTAGAGCTGTTCTAGAAGAATTAGAATGTGATTATATTATCATTAATGGTAGTATGAACGGTAACATTGATACTTTGCGTAATGAGATTATGCAGTTTGCGTCAAGTGTATCGTTTCAAGGCGGTCGTAAGTATGTTATCCTCGATGAGGCTGATTACTTGAATGCTAATTCAACTCAACCTGCCCTTCGTAACTTCATGGAAGAGTTTTCTAGTAATTGTGGTTTTATTCTTACCTGTAACTTTAAGAACCGAATCATTGAACCTCTTCATTCGAGATGTTCTGTAATTGATTTTACTATCAAGAATAGTGATAAGCCTAATCTTGCTGGTCAGTTCTTTAAACGTCTATGTTCTATCTTAGAGATGGAATCAGTTGAGTATGATAAGCAGGTACTAGCAGCAATGGTGCAAAAGCACTTCCCTGATTGGCGTCGAGTCATTAATGAGGTTCAGCGGTACAGTGCTACCGGTAAAATCGATTCAGGTATTCTTGCTAACATTCAAGAAGTAACTCTTAACTCTCTTATTGAGCAGATGAAGAATAAGAACTTCACTGCAGTAAGAAAGTGGGTTGCTGAGAATGCTGATAATGATCCAAGTTCTTTGTTTCGTAAGTTTTACGATCAAGCCGCTACCCTTTTTCAACCGAGTGCGATACCTCAGTTGGTACTAACTCTTGCTGACTATCAATATAAGGCTGCCTTTGTTGCTGATCAAGAGGTTAACATGTCTGCCTGTCTTGCTGAGATTATGGTGAATTGTGAGCTCAAATAAGAAAGAGATGACTGTAAATGAGGCTAAGGAGATAGTTCAGAAGTATGAAAAGCTTGTGAATGAAGCTCGCGAGGTCCTTGATAAACATTGGCGTGAAGTTTTTAGGAAGATGGATTGATGAGATATCTATGGAGACTATGGGCTAAGAGCCTAGGTGAAAAAGAAAGTGATGATGACTGGGAAGCTGATAAAGTGGCAATTATAAGAACTGTTATTGTTCTTGTTAACTTTATTACTTGTTTGGTTATTGTGGCTGGAAATATAAGGCACTGGTAATGAACCCTTTTGATTATGTAAATTCTATATCTTTTAATAAGAAGGATATAATGAAAGATGAGTACGATGAGAAGCAGTATCCGAGCTATCTCGTCAATAGAGCTCTATCGCTATACCCGGATACAATTTTCTACACTAATGAGATGAATATGCGACCTGATATCGATAACAGGCTCGCGTATGACTATTACCTAAATAGTATCAGACCTCGTAAGAGATTTAGTAAATGGTTCAAAAGACAAGATAATGAGAGTATTGATATCGTCATGGAATACTACAAAGTAGACTATCCCCAGGCTACAGAATATCTAAAAATCCTCTCAGAAAATCAAATCAGTGAACTTAAAACGAGATTATATAAAGGTGAATAATAATGAATCTTGTAGAAAATTTGGTAGAAGTTAAATTAAAAGAAGATGATGATTTTCTGAAAGTAAGAGAGACGCTGACTCGTATCGGCGTAGCCTCTAAGAAAACAAACACTCTATTTCAATCATGTCATATCTTGCATAAGCAAGGTAAATATTATATTGTACACTTTAAAGAGCTTTTTGATCTTGATGGAAAGCCAACTGATTTCTCTAATGAAGATAAGCAGCGTAGGAATACTATTACAACGCTATTGTCAGACTGGGGATTAGTTGAAGTGGTGAAAGAAGATAAGATTGATGATACAATTCCAGTATCGCGGCTTAAAATTATACCACATAAACAAAAAGGTCAATGGGAGCTTGTAGCTAAGTACAATATCGGTAAAAAGCGATAGAACTTAATGCAAATTATAGCAACTGACGCTAAGCCTCAATACCAAGGGCATGGCATTATTGTTGGTGGTATGGTTGAGAGACGAGATTCGTCTGATTCCAGAATACAAATTAACAATAGTAACGACTCAGCTCATACTAAGACATTAAATACGGAATGGATATCTATTAAACGTGCTCCAGGAGCGCATAGAATAGCTACTCATCTTCGTAATAATGGATATGATATTGAGGTCGTCGATTTCTGGCAGGCTTGGCCGCTAGATAAGTTTCAAGATTTTATTAAGCTTAGAGT